TAACGATGCACGTGCGCCTATTGCCGCCGAGACCCGTAAGATTGAAGCAGAAGTTGGACCGATTAAATACGTTGCAGAGTTAGTATATGGTGACTCATCTGAAGAGGTGATTGGTAAAGCAGTACGACTAATGATTATTCTAATCATCTTTGTGTTTGACCCGCTAGCGATTCTATTGTTGATTGCAGCTAATATGGAAATGAAAAAACAAAAAGATAAACATTGGGATGACTTCTTTAAGATGGAGCCGGTTGATATTAACACAGCAGATGAAGAAGACCCACCTTATAACATTAGATTGAAAGAAGAGCCTGATCCAGAGGTAACAATCGTTAAGATGGAAAAATTATAAATATAAGTAGAAGTGAATAAATACTTATTATGGCTCATATTATGCACTCAATCAATCTTATCATCTAACTACGAGGTAGAGGAAAATGGCCTTTCAAGTTTCTCCAGGCGTACAAGTACGCGAAATTGACCTCACAAATGTAGTACCTGCGGTATCATCCTCTATCGGAGCTTTCGCAGGCAACTTCACTTGGGGTCCAATCGAAGAGATCGTAGACGTCTCTTCAGAGAAGCAGCTGGCTGCGTCATTCGGTGTTCCAACAACATCTAATGCAGCAGACTTTTTTACAGCAGCTTCATTCTTAAAATATTCTAGCGCATTACGAGTAGTTCGTATTCCTAACTCAGCATATAAAAATGCTGCAGATGGAACTACAGCTCCTCTAATTAAAAATGTAGCATCTTACGATAATACATACACAGCAGCCGGAACTAATGATGGCAATCACTTTGCCGCTAAGTACGCAGGTACATTAGGTAACTCATTAAAAGTTTCTGTCTGTGCAGCTGCTTCAACTACTGTTGCTTTCGAAGGATGGACTTATAAAGCCCTATTCGATACTGCTCCAGGTACATCAGATTTTGTTAACGACTTAGGTGGTTCACGAGACGAAGTACACGTAGTTATTGTAGATGAAGACGGTGCATGGTCAGGCGTAGCCGGAACAGTGCTAGAAAAGTTTGCTTACTTATCAGTAGCAGCCGGAGCTAAAAACGACGATGGTTCAACAAACTATTACCGCGAAGTTCTAAATAGCCAATCAGCATATGTCTGGTGGTTAGATCACCCATCAGAATTCACAAACGCGGGTTCTGCAGGTACAACAACATTCACAAACACAGATCCACAAGTTGACTTCAGTCTAACTGGTGGTGTAGATGTTAGCACAACAACTCCAGGAAACATTCAATCCGGTTATGCATTATTCTCTGATGCTACTGCTGTTGATGTTAACCTATTAATCGGTCCAGTTCTACCTTCAACATTGTCTGATGCTACTGCAACAGCTAACTATGTTCTTGGTATTGCAGCTGCTCGTCAAGATTGTATCGCTACAATTTCTCCATACGTTGCTGCTACAGTAGGTAACTCAGATCCTAAAGCTGCTGTTATCGCATTCGCTGATACGTTAACAGGTACATCATACGGTGTTCTAGACTCTACAGCTGTTAAGATGTATGACAAGTACAACGACCAATATGTAAACGTTCCAGCTTCTGGTCACGTTGCAGGTCTATGTGCTCGTACTGATGCATCAGCAGATCCTTGGTTCTCTCCAGCTGGTCTAACACGTGGTCAACTACTTGGTGTTACACGCTTAGCGTTCAATCCAACTCAACTACAACGTGATGACCTATACAAGAAGCGTGTTAACCCAATCGTTTCTTTCCCAGGCGAAGGTACAATCCTATTTGGCGATCGTACATTGTTAGCTAAACCATCAGCATTCGATCGTATTAACGTACGTCGCTTGTTTATCGTTTTAGAGAAAGCAATCTCTACAGCAGCCCGTGCACAACTATTTGAATTCAACGACGAATTCACACGCGCAATGTTCCGTAACATGGTAGAACCATTCTTACGTGATGTTAAAGGTCGTCGTGGTGTTACTGAGTTCAAGGTTGTTTGCGATACTACAAACAACACATCAGATATTATCGACAGCAATCAGTTTGTTGGTGATATCTACATCAAGCCAAATCGTTCAATTAACTTCATTACATTGAATTTCATTGCGACTCGCTCTGGTGTATCATTTAACGAAATTGGAGGTTAATCATGGCTATTCTAGGAGTTGATGACTTCAAGTCAAAACTAGTAGGCGGTGGTGCTCGTCCTAACCTATTTAAAGCTACTGTTAACTTTCCAGGTTATGCAGGTGGTGATGTTGAATTAACATCCTTCATGTGTAAAGCTGCTCAGTTACCAAGCTCTATTGTTGGTACTATTCCGGTTCCATTCCGTGGCCGTGTTCTCCAGTTAGCTGGTGACCGTACATTTGAACCTTGGACAATCACTATCGTTAACGATACTAACTTTAAAGTACGTAACGCATTTGAGCGTTGGATGAATGCTATTAACTCACATAATCAAAATACTGGTTTAACAAACCCAGTGTCATACCAAGCTGACATGATTATTGAGCAATTAGACAAGTCTGGCGCTACAGTTAAGCGTTATGATTTCCGTGGAACTTTCCCAACTGGTCTATCATCTATTGAGTTATCATACGATGCTGCTGATCAGATCGAAGAGTTCACAGTTGAACTACAAGTTCAATATTGGGAATCTGATACTACTTCTTAATGAGGTAATAAATAAAGGAGGGAGGGGAAACCTTCTCTCCTCTTCGTTATAAGACAAAGGTAAAAAATGGAATTATTCGGCATTCAAATCACTCGTAAAAAAGAAGAAGCAGAACAAGCTAAATTAAAATCGTTTGTTCCACCAGAAACAGATGACGGTACAACCGTTGTATCTGAAGGTGGCTACTTCGGACAGTACGTTGATTTAGAGGGCACTAAGGCTAAAGATGACGCGGAACTAATTAAGAAGTACCGTGAGATCTCGCTTTATCCTGAGTGTGACTCAGCCATTGAAGACATTGTTAATGAGTCTATTGTTTCTGGTGAAGAAGACCAATCAGTAGAAATTGTTACTGATAACTTAGATGGTTATAGTGACAAAGTTAAAAATCTAATTCGTGAAGAATTTGATAACGTTGCTAAACTATTGAAGTTTAATAGCAATGGTCATGACATTTTCCGTAAGTGGTATATCGATGGTAGATTATTCTATCACATGATTGTTGATGAAAAGAATCCAAAGAATGGTATTATTGAACTACGTCCAATTGATCCATTAAAGATTCGTAAAGTTCGTCAAGTCATTGAAGATAAAGATCCAAGAACTGGTGCTAAACTAGTTAAGGGTTACAATGAGTTCTATGTTTTCCAAGAACAAGCACAAAATAAATCAAACGCTGGTTTAAAGATTAATAAAGATTCAATTGTATATGTTACATCTGGTGTTGTTGATCAAACAAGCAAGAAAGTAATTTCATACTTATTCAAAGCTATCAAACCAGTTAATCAATTAAGAATGATGGAAGACTCATTAGTCATCTATCGTTTAGCTCGTGCACCAGAACGTCGTATTTTCTACATTGACGTTGGTAACTTACCTAAAGGTAAAGCCGAAGGATATCTACGTGATATCATGGCACGATATAAGAATAAGATCGTCTACGATGCCAACACTGGCGAAATTAAAGACGACCGTAAACACATGGCGATGTTGGAAGACTTCTGGTTACCGCGTCGTGAAGGTGGTAAGGGTACTGAGATCACGACACTTCCTGGTGGCGAGAACTTAGGTCAGATTGAAGACATCCTTTACTTCCAAAAGAAACTATATAAATCCCTTAATGTTCCTGTATCTCGTTTAGAAGAGAACCAATCATTTGTATTAGGTCGTTCTACAGAGATCTCAAGAGACGAACTTAAGTTCACTAAATTTATTGGTAGACTTCGTAAGAAGTTTGCTGAATTATTCCTACAAACATTACGTACACAATTAATCCTTAAAGGTATTATCACCAAAGAAGATTGGGATAATATGAAAGAAGATCTCATTGTAGACTTCTTAAAGGACAATCACTTTGCTGAACTTAAAGAATCAGAAGTATTACGTGAACGTATGAATACACTTGCAATGGTAGATCCTTATGTTGGTAAATACTATTCGCAAGAGTGGGTCCGTCGTCATATCCTTATGCAAACTGAAGAGGATATGGAAGAGATTGACAAACAGATGAAGGAAGAAGAAGCAGCACAAGAAGTAATTCCTGGATTAGCTCCTGGAGCTGAAGGTGATACTAGTGCTGATGGTGGACAACAACAAACTGAAGCACAACCTGACCAGCCAGCAGATCAACCTGCTCAATGGCCAAACAATGCTTAAGATTGAAATTTTATAAATATATTAAGAGGTAATTATGAGTGATTATGCAAACGCTATTTTAGCGGCAATTGAAACCGGTGAGAAAGAATCTATGGATTCTGCGTTTAATACCGCTATTAATGCTAAGATCATGGATGCACTAGATGCTAAAAAGATCGAAGTAGCAAAGAGCATTTATGGTGGTGAATCATCAGAAGAAGTTAATACCTCTGATGAAGAAGTTACTACAACGGACACATCAGACGAAGATGGAACTGAAGAAGTTTAAGGAATTCAGACCAAGCACTAGCGAAATA